GAGTGCCCCCGTTCTCAACGCCGCCGGCCTGCCTCGTCTTGAGGTCGGCGAGGGTGACCCGATTGACCGGATCATCTGGATTCCGGCTGACACCCTGGATGCGAACACCTGGAACCCCAACCGGGTACATCTGGCCGAGTTGCGGCTGCTGGAACGCAGCCTGCTGTCCACCGGGTGGTTGCAGCCGCTGCTGGTCAACCCTGACCGGCTGATCATCGACGGCTTCCACCGGTGGCGGTTGTCGCAGGATTCCGAGTCGGTGCGGGCCCGCTGGAAGGGCAAGGTGCCGGTGGCCGTGCTGGATGTGGACAAACCCACCGCCATGCTGATGACGATCCGCATCAACCGGGCCAAGGGCACCCACGTCGCGGTGGAGATGAGCGCGATTGTGCGGGAGCTGATTCAGGAGCACGGGTTGGCGCGGCAGGTCATCGCCGAGGAGATCGGCGGGTCCACCGACGAGGTGGATCTGCTCGCCCAGGAAGGGGTGTTCGCGGCCAAGAACATCTCCAAGTGGGCGTACTCGCGTGCGTGGTATCCGAAAGCCGAGGCCGACAAGTGACCCGGTTCGACTGCCCCGAGTATGTGCGGGCCTGGCAGGACACCGGGAAGTTCCCCCCGATCCATGACGGTATCTTTGCGCTGCTCAAGGCGAAGATCCCGGTGGCCGAGGACGGCACCACGGTGCTGGACCTGGGCAGCAGCACAGGTCTGCTGAGTCGCCGGATGGCCGATGCCGGGTACACGGTGTACGCCATCGAGGGCAGCGTGGCCACCTCCAATGTGGGCCGGGAGGCGGGCATCTATGACGGCATCGAGATCATGCGGTCCCGGCTCAAAACCGAGGATCTCCGCGACCTGCGCGAGTGGATGCACCGCCAGGAGATCAACGTGGTGATGGCGAGGCGGGTTTTTCCTGAACTCGATGATTACGGGATCGCCCCGCAGTTTCTGGCTCGGGTGTTCGCCGAGGCTGGCGTGAAGCACATCCTCGTGGAGGGACGGTTGCAGCGCCCGTATGCCACCCACCGGCTCAAGTCGCTGTCTGATGAGATCACCGCGCTGGGGGATCTGTGGACGGTCGAGTCCTATGACGGCCCACACCGGGCGCACCTGGTGCGCTCCGATAAAGGGATCGCCGACGCATGACGCGGCGGCGGGTGAGCATTCTGCTGGTGCTGATGGCCATCGGTGCGGGTCTTGCGGTGGGGTTCGCCCACAGTGCGCGTGCCGATGAGCAGGCGTTTCTCGATGCTGTGTCGGTGCTGGGGTACAACAATCCGACGGATGCGCTCAGTGCCGGGTATGCGGTGTGTGCAATGGACCGGGCGGTGGGGTCGAGCTTGACCGAGCGCATCCTTCGGAAAGTCATGGGCAAGATCGGTGACCTGCGCGACGTGGAGAACACCAATCCGTTCGCCGAGGCGGCGAAGGCTAACCTCTGTTAGCTGCGACGAGGGCTTTGGCTGCGGTCAGCCACCGGTTGAAGGTTTCGTCGTCAACCTCAGTGCCTTCAACGACGTTACTTGCCAGTCGTTCGGCCAGGTCTAAAGCCCGGTTGTGCTGTTCCTCGGAGGGGGCGGTCAGGGCCAAGGCCAATGCCTGGATGACGGCTTCTTCTGGGGTCATTATCGTGTTATTCCATTCGTTGTAGTGAGGGCCAGTAGTGCTTTGCCGATGTACTCGGTGTACGCCGGCGGTATTGCTTCTGCGATTTCCAACTTGGTGTCACACCACGGCATATCCATAGCGTCACGCCATTCCTGCAGTGTCCCTTTGCCGCCTCCGTTGCCGTAGACGGCGAAGTAGGGTCCGTCGAACTTCTTTCCGTGCCGCCACCCGGCAACCCGACCTCGGTGTTTGATGTGTTCGGGTGCTCGCAGCGGCATGTTGGACTCGAACATGCGGTGTCGGATCACCCGCAGTCCGAACATCTCCCCGCACAGCACAATCGGGTTGTGCAGGGGTGCCCCGGCGACGTTCTCGATCACATACGGTCTGCCTGTTTCGGTGAGCAGTTCGCGGGTGGCTGCGAGAAAGTCGGGGTAAGCCTCGGAGTTGTCGTTGGTGCCTTTACCCAGCGCGGAGTGCGCTTGGCATGGTGGTGAGGCGTGGATGGCGTCGAACTCGTCCCCGCGTGCCTGCAGGAACTCGATGGCGTCGGCTCTGTGGAACCGAAACGGGTAGTTGTCTTGGTAGTTGATGTCCACGCCGGTCACCTGGAATCCGGCCCGGTGGTAGCCCATTGAGGCTCCACCAGCACCGCAGAACAAGTCGAGCAGTTTCATGTGTCCTCCGTGGGTCACGGTAGGGCGAAGGGTGTCTCGCGTCGGATAGGGGTGACGTTGGTGCTCGGTGCTGGTGCGGGAGGTCCCATGTCGCATTTGGCGGCGTTGGGGTGGGTGAACTTGATCGGGGAGAGCATGTCGAGCACGGTGGCTGTCCGTTCCTCCCAGATGTAGCGTTCGTCTTTACGCATCTCGACGGGGTAGGTGCTCTTGACCAGTCTCAGGCCGTTGTTCTGCTGCAGCGGCGGGCCTTGGAATCCGTGGCGTACTGCCAGTTTGTAGTCCTCCCACAGCTGCGGGGAGTTCCAGCGCATGTGCAGGATGACGTGGCAGGCCAGGCACAGCGGGAGGTAGACGTTCTCGGCGCTGTAGTCCTCGTTGTGACCGTGGATGGCACCCTCGGTCTGGAAGCAGACGGCGCATTCGGTGGGGCGCAGGTGCGGGTGTTCTTTCCAGCTCTTTTCCATACGCCGGCCGACTTGTTCCCGGTACTTACCGGTGAAGCCGTTGTAGTCCGATAATGCCACTTAGGTGTCCTTTCTAGGGAAAACCATAATACCACAAAACGACTGTATTGTCAAGTATATCGGCTGGTCAGCACCCTAATCTCCTACGGTGTACGGATGGCCTCACCTACCCTTCCCACCACCGCAGACCTCTACGGCGAGGACGGCCTGTTCTCCTCGGAGAAGGTCGCCCGTATCTACGAGGAATCCCGCAACTGGCCCCCCGAGCAGAAAGCCGCCGTCCTGGCCTGGCTGGAATCGGCAGCCACCCGCGAGCGCATCAAGCGCCAGTACGCCAACGCCGCTGAGATCGCCGCAGCCGTGGACCCCGACTTCCGCATCACCCCGGCGCTGCACACCATCGCCAACGCCATCGAGCAGACGCTGTCCAAGCCCCGCCACAACCTCCTGGTCACCATGCCCCCGCAGGAGGGGAAATCGACTCTGTGTGCCGTATGGACCCCGATACGGGCCTGGCAGCTCAACCCCAACCGACGTGTCATCCTCGCCTCCTACGGCGACGACCTGGCCCACACCCACTCCACCAACTGCCGCTCGGTCATCGAGGCCCACGGCACCGACGTGATCGACCCCATGACCGGGGCGCGGGTGGCCGACAAGCTGGGCCTGAAACTGTCCAACAAGTCCCGACGCATCGACGCCTGGCGCATTGACGGCGGCAAGGGCGGTCTGGTCGCCGTGGGCCTGGGATCGGCCATCACCGGTAGGCCGGCCGACCTGTTCATCATCGACGACCCCTACAAGAACATGCAGGAAGCCGACTCGATGACCCACCGCGAGAAGGTGGACATGTGGATGGCCTCGGTCGCCATGACCCGCTTGAGCCCCGAGGCGTCGATGATCCTCATTCAGACGCGCTGGCACGTCGAGGACCTCGCCGGGAAGGTCATGGCAGCCGAGGCCGAACTACCCAAGTCCCAGCGCACCTGGCGCTACCTCAACATCCCCGCCATCAGCGAGGAGGGTGTTCCCGACGCACTGGGCCGCAAACCCGGCACCGTCATGGTCTCAGCCCGTAAACGCACCAAGGCCGAGTTCGAGCAGACCCGCCGCCAGGTGGGTGAGCGCGTCTGGTACGCGCTGTATCAGGGGCTGCCCACAAACCCGGCTGGTGGCCTGTTCGCCCGGTCCTGGTTCGACCCCGCAGTCGAGTATCCGACCAACCCGGTGGCAGCCGTCGTGGCCGTCGACCCCGCCGATTCCGGTGAGGGCGACGAGACCGGCATCCTGGCGGCATACCTCACCCCTGACGGCTCCATCGTGTTCGCCCACGACGACTCGGGGCTGTTCACCTCCGAGCAGTGGTCGACCAAGGCCGTCGAGCGGGCCCTGTCGATTGGGGCCCGTGAGATCGCCCTGGAAGGTTTCGCCACCTTCACCACCTACGCCGCCGTGGTCAAGCACGCCTACACCAACCTGCACAAGAAGGCCCGCGAGGACCTGGCCGTCGGTAAGACACTGACCGACATTCAGCAGCGTGCGCTCTCACCGATCCCGCCGTTTCTGATCACGAAGTGGACCGCCGGCGGGGACGCGGTAGGGCGTGCCGCCGGTCTGCGTCAAGCCCTGGAAGTCAAGCGAGCCAGGGTGGTGCCGTTCGAGATGGCGGTGTTCATCG